ATACGCTTTGTAGCGTGGGCCGAATGTGTCTTGACCAAAGAACTTTTTATTTACAATGTCGTCGTTGGTAAGTTGTGGCTCATACATAAACGGGTTTTGTTGTTGCCCCATTTGCTGTTGCGGATGTTGCGGCATCGGCTCGCCCTGTGCAAAAGGCGCACCACCTTCACCAGGATTATAACCCTGTTCTTGCCCACCCATACCACCCATGCCAGGCATTCCTTGACCGCCTTGTCCACCTTGGCCGCTTAAGCGTTGTTGCAGCATTTCATTAAACATCTTAGCTTGTTGCGCTGCCTGTTGTTTGGCTTGCATTTCAGCTTGTAATTGTTGCGGCAAATATTGGTTGGTAATGTTCTGGCCTGTTGTCATTGAGCCTAAATGGCCAGCCTGAGCACTTCTAAGACCCATTTGTGATTCCATATTTGGGCCGTAGTACTGATTGGTTAATTTGGCTTTCTTAAGCTCTTCCTCAAGACCTGGCTTTAAATACTTTGCTTTGGTCATGTCGGTATAGCCACCTAATAATTTTCCGATTAAATCGTTAAAAGGTGAGTGCTGAGGCTCAATACCAGCGTAATTCGTGAATGTAAATGCCATATTAGCCCCTTAAATGTTGCCGAACATGCCCCAGGGATTAAACGCCGCCAATGAACCCGCAGCTTTAAATGCGCCGCCGAATAAGTCATTTTGGTTCTGGTTCTTTTGTCTTTGACCCTGAAATGCTAGGTTTCCTTGTTGCGCTAAGGTCTGAGCAATCATATCTGCCATGCTTTGACCCGCCTGTTGTCCTTGGTTTGCCATTGTCTGACCACCGTTTAAGCCCTGTCCATACATGCCTAACGCTTTGTCCATCCAGTTATTGTATTCCTGGTTGCCAAGGTCTGTTGCCATTTGCATGTTTTGCTGTTCGTGTTGAGGACTTCCCGCCATGCCACCCGCAGCAGCGGCGTGATTACCACCCTGCATTGCTTGTTGCATTGCGAATTTAAAGCCTGGGGACTCTTGAAATGACTTGCCGATATCATTCATGCGACCACCTGGGTCATTCATGAGTTTGCCGTATTGGTCTTGAAGTCCAGGCAACATGTTCTTGCCAGCATCAAAATAAGGCTGTTGATATTGCTGCGTTTGCCCTGGAATCTGGTTAAGATAGGGCATTGCTGCGTCTGCGGGGTTCTTACCTCCGCCAAATAGATTGCTTAACCAGCTCATAATTCATCCTTGAATCATACATAGGCCAAAGTTCGCCACTGCGCCGTTACAATGTTCGGCGGTGTAGCACCATCATACGTGATTACAAATTGTTTTGACACTTTGTTAGTGTAGTCAAAAACCGTCTGTCCGCTAATATCTGGTATATTTTGAGGCAATGGGCCACCAATTAATGGGGTATAAATTGCCTGTATATTAGCTATATTAGCAGCAGTTAACCTGGGGAACAAAATACCTTCGTTCTTAAAGTTTTCCTGCAATGCCTGGAACAAAGACGATAGGCCTAACGACCACAAAGGGCTGAAATCGCCATCCTTATTTATAACAGGTACTTCCCGTGGTAAGTCGGGGAATATGGCCTGTAAATTACTCATACTTGGCATTTTATCTCCTTGCGTTTACTATGCCGTCAGTGACTACAAAGCGTCCCAATCCCCAGAATTTAAACTGCGGAACGAAATCATTTGCAATTCCAATTTGCCACCACATAACGCGGTTCTTTCGGTGCCCTATGGCTGGCAAGTAATAAGCCCATTCTGTGCCGAATGTTGCACCACCGTCTGTTGATATAGACAAATCGATGTGAGGCAGAGATAGGTTTGATGTGCCAGTATTGGCGCGTTGCTGAGCAATGAGCGTTGCTGTTGAGCCTTCCGCATTTTGCTGGCTTACCAGGTATATGTTGTCCTGCGATACCAAATTATTGCCTGATTGCGTCACCAGACCTAAGAAATCGCCTTGAGTGATAAGTTGCTTACCATCTTGAGTGATTAGTATAATTTCGCCCAAGTCTTGTTGTTGGTAATCGGTCTCACCAGACTCAACCGTAAAGCCAATGTCATTAATGATTTGGTAATCCTGGTCGGGTTCACGGATGTTATGGCATGTTCTGATGCGTGGGATTTCATTGATAATCCGATCATTATTACTATCCACATCCTCATAAGTCGTAATCGATGTATCAAATACAAATAAGTTTCCGTTATTTTTAGTAATGAAATAATACTGGTTGTTAAAAAACGCAACCTCTGAGGCAATGAAGTAGTTTAAATTCTGGTCGCAAGCATGGTAGAACTTGTCATTTGTGAAGTCGTAAAATAAAGATAGATTATCGCTATAAAAATTAATGTGGTAAAACAAATGACCATCCTGGCGGTATAGAAATCCTTGTGAGTCCTCGGGGTTCTCCAGGGTAGAAAAAAGATAATCAATACCGTCAGTAGTAATCTTTTTAGGCATTCCCCCATCAGAATATACAATAATTGGGCCAGATTTCTCGTTCTGAGCGAGCCACACCACAAACTCGTCCATGTAAGCAACAGTAGCAGGTTGAAGGCATCCATAGTCAATATTAAACTGGTTGTTACGTTGATAAGGGAATAATTGCGCGCCAGTATCAAACCAGGCTTCGGTTACAATACTGCCCATCACAAATATCATGTTACCTTTAGACGGGAAGCGAACGACTGCTTTTACGTTGTCAGGTTTTGTTTGCAGTAACCCAATACTGGCACTGTCTGAGTTCCAGGTTAAACCATCATTTTGCCCTGATAGACGCCAGGTGTTATTAGCTGGTGGTGAATAAAACGTATCATTACTAGCCGCCAATATGAAATAGGTATCATGGAAGGTCAAATAACCTGGTGTAAAGTTCAAAGGTACAGCCTGAAACGATGGCGTTAAGGTGGGGTCATAAAGATAAAATGCCGTGCCATCAGAAAAACCAATCTGGGGCTTGTTGTTCTCAGCAATATAAACAACGCCCGTACTGGTTTGTAATGAGCCAATTTTAAATACTTGAAATGATGTAACCTTCTCCGAGGATTGTGAGTAGACAATCTGGACTAAAAATACCCCGCTTCCTTCAACAACCACCAGCTCATCGAATTTTGTACTGGTGAATATGGCGCGCCCTTCAATGGAATTTAAGAAGTTTGCCGCAGGAATGCCGATACTATAGCCCGAATAAGGAACCATAAAGGTATCAGAAATGAACATGTTATAGGTCTTTTCAATGCTAATCTTGGGGTATCGCCCGAAGATGCTTGAGCCTACAATGTTTAATGGAAACTGTTTGAAGTTCTGGCCACGAGCTACCATCTTTCATCCCTATATAATTTTGACTAAATGAAGCAGTAAGGCACTAATCGATGTGGCTACAGTGCCGATAATCCAGGTGTACTGCCCGCTTAACTTAGCCTCGTTGTCCTTATACTTGTCATCGTAATGTTTTAATAACCGCTCTAGCTCTCTAATTCTGACTTCATGGTCTATTAAATTAGGCTCCATGATTGACCCCTTATGAAGGTCGCCAGCCCCTGCCGATGTTAACGTCGCCCCAATTCACGCCACCTGCGTTTTCGGCGCATAGGATTGATGTTTTTATAACCGTGAGGTCTGGCGGAGAAATGTACATTAGTTTTCGTTTGTAACTCGTTAGAATCTTTTCCGATTCTGGATTAAATAAAACACCGTACTCAGAGCACATGTATTGCGCTAAGGCATAGCGTAAGTACTCGATATATGAGGTGTCATAGCCTTGGACATTGTTATTAATAAATGTGTAAGGCGTGTAATTCGGTGGTGCTAATGGGTCTAATGGGTCTAGGAACGTACTTGTTACATCCGTTAGGTCTGTTTGCAATGTGACGTCAACTAGAAATAGTTTCACCATTAATTTCATGGGATAGGCAGACTCGGGCTTAAAGTAGAGGGCTAAATTCCCACCACCAAGCGCGCGGTTGTAATTCCAGTTAAACGGCAGTGTTGAAATATTATCAACACGAGAAGAGCCGTAATACATGCGACGGGTTGTGCTATCCATAGGGTAGCGAACCACATTGATGTTAAAAGTGGCGGACTCAATCGCAGCTACATAAGGAAGAAAATAGTACTCTTGGCCGCCAACAGCAGGAAACTCAATGTATGTCCAGTAGGGAATTAAATCCGTTTCTATCTGTTTAAAATTGAGTAAATCATTAAGCATTTGCAAGCCATCATAAATCTGATCGCCTGTCGGTACTTGTAAATTCCTGGCTATTATTCCAGATAAAAACCAGGAACGAGTTACTAATTGTTCTGCTGTGTAGGCCATAATAACTCGCTCCTTAGTTAGATTAAACTGGGTACGCCACGTGTGGTGCGCCAGTCCAACCGACTACTGAAATTGACGCAGCATCGCTAGAACTCGTTACTTCGTAGTCAATAGAGGCATGGCTTGAACCATTAACCCCTGCAATAACTTGGATGTATTGAGATTGGGCGATACCCGCTTGCAAGCCAGTGATTGTTACCAATCCAGCAGTAGCAGTACTTCCAGTAGGTCTCATAACAAGAACATCACCAACCGCTGCTGGGATGAACGTTACTAGCAGCTCAACAATCACGTTAGGCAATGTGCCAGAGGGAACGGCACTGTTTAAATCAACGCCAGTGAAAGTAGTCGCAGCACCACCAGACAATACAGAAACAGGAGGTTGCAAGTAGTAAGCAACGGCACTTGCCATTTGTTGTGGCTCATGAGTCGCATAGACAAAGTGGCTTGAACCATCAGTTTCAATAAAGCCAAGGAGACGATACGAGTCGTAACCAAAAGGCAGTAAAGGAAACGCATTGCTGGACAAGCTCAACACAGCAGCCACTTGGTTGTAACCGCGAGAGTCACCAATCAAGTAAACAGCATATTGAGTGGAAGCCGCTAAGGTTCCAGCATCAAGACCATTTGCACCATTAACCGCAGAGTTAATAAACAATGGAGGGTTGTAGCCTTGGAATTGAGTAGCAGGGTAAGTATTTCCTTGCAAGTTAGGGAAACCAACAGGCATATCAATGTTGTCGTTGGAGTCACGCGCTTGACCAGGGGCAATAGCTAACACTGTGGTTGACGCAACAGAGATACTCAAACCACTGATGTATAAATGTGGTAATGAGTAAATTGGGTCATTTTGTACTTGTGGAGTAGGCATCTTTTTTATCCTTACAAAAACGTTGAATTAGAAAGCGGCCTATTAAGCCGCTCACCCGATTTAGCCCTGTGACAAAGGAATGATGTAACGCATGGAGTACTCAGGTACGATTACTGAACCATGTGTTTCGTCATAGACCATACCAGTTTGGTTTTGACCGAACAGAGAACCGTAGGTCAATCGCATTGATACGCCTGTATCTTCGTCATACTCGTTAGCAGTTGCGTAGGGGTCTTGTTCTGGTAACTGAGGCATCGCTAAATAGAACGCATCACCACCCAAGATACCGCCGCAACGGTGAGAAGGCAGACCAAGAATTTGCATTCCAGCCGCAATCGGGTTGTTCAAGTTTTGGTTTTGACCACCTGCCCAATTTAATGCTGGGAAAATGTTAATGGTTACTTGACCCGCAGCATTAGCAGCAGCATTAGCAGTAGCCCTGAATTGGACTTGGTTAGCTGATGGGCTGTGAGCGATGAAGGTTAAGTAGCGCATGTTAGGTTGACCCGCAACGCCGTCTTGGAAGCTGAACAAGTCACCTGCAAAGACTGCGTTAACATCACTAGCAGTAGCACCGCTTACAGTGATTTGTGTCACATTCTGGCCAGTCGGGTCATTAGTGCTTACTACAGTCAAAGTTTGTGCGTTCACGCCAGTATCACCAGACACGTGGATGGGCATTAAGTTTGATTGGTAGTAACTAACTAAAGGAGTACCGAAGTCACCGATTTCCCAAGACATAGCGATTTCATCGTTACGTTTTGGTACGAATTGGTTTAGACCATTACCTACGATGGCAGGAACCACAGTATCAGGAAGGTAAACCTTGATTCCCTCAGCAACAGAGCCGTAGTTCTTGAAGAACATAATGGCTTGAGATAATTGTTGATAGGAGGTCAGCGCAGTAGAACCATTACCGAAGTAACGATAAGGGCCTGAGAAGGTGTTAGGCGTTGTAGTGCCTGGTAATTGGCTAACTACGCCAGATGCCCAGTTTAAAGCAACGTTTGCTTCAACCACACCCGCAAGTTCCGCAATAAAGGACTTGCCAAACACACGCATATAGTCTTCTTCGCCTTTTTCCAAGTTGAAGATACGTTGTTGAGAAGTAACAGCGAATGATGCGTTGTTAGCCTGGTCGCACACCAATTGTTGTACACGTTGTACGGCAGGTTGGAATGACGCAACTAAGCCCGCAGTAGTGGTAGCACGTGGTGGCAAATCGAAGGTGACAGTCGAGCCTAAGTTGGCCTGAATTTTGTCAAAATCCTTAAATTTTGTATTAGCTGTTGCAATATGGCAACATAAGTTCTGTAATAGCGCAAGTCCTGACCGTTGATAGGTTTGGACGGTTTGTAAAATATTGTTCGGAAAAACAGCCATGTTAAGTACTCCTAACTTTCATCCATTAAGTTAGGATTCAGGGTGATAATTACCCGCGATACTTAGCCTTCAAATCGCGCATCGACAGAGTATTACCTGAATCCGTTCCGGTATTAGAAGGTCGTTGCTGTGATAATGGGGCTTTGGCATTGCTCATATTCGAGTGCTGCTCATTCGCTTTGATCGAATCAGACAGGCGTTTAATCTCGTATATGGCGTCTTGAGGGTTTCGAGAACATAAGTCCTCTATTTGACCTAACTTGATGCGGTGTTTTGCCAAGTCGTATAACACGTCATGGGAATTATCCACGTATTCCGCTAGGAGCTGAACGACGTTAGGGTAATATCGCATGTCGACATTATTGGTCACGGCCTCAAAGTCTTCATATTTGTCTTTACCAGCAGAGATTTTCTCTTTATAGCTGTTCACTATGCGCTCTGCTGCCTGGGCATTCGCTCGTTCTTGGCTCTCACGAGTCCACTCTTCACGATACCTATTCAGCTCTTCACCAGTTAACCGCTTCACATCGTCTTCCGACAATGCTTTAAAGTTACTCTGAGGGGCTTGATACTGCGGGGCTTGCGAGGCTTGTTGCTGTTGTTGGCGTTTATAGCTTTCAACGGCGTCATGCTTTGCTCGTCCTACAATCTCATTTAACTCAGCTTGCTTAAACAAACGTTCTTGTGTTTGTTGCGCAGTCTCTACAGGCGTCTGACTCAATTCAGACGTGTTATCCATAACACTATTATCCATAACATTCCTTCTAGCTATTATCCCCGCTACGGTAATACCTCTGCCTTACGAACAGGTCTCGGATTATTACGCCATCACGCTAAAAAACATTCCCCATTTGCCGATATGGGTATCGTGTGGGTCGCCGTCCTTGACGAAATTCATCCATCCCACACGCCAAATGTAGTTCATTGAGATTGGTCGAGCTATGTACTATGCTAAGGTCTGATAAAGATTGATAAATAATGCAAAAGAAAGCTAAAGGATGGCGATTGATGTTTATTTATGCCAAGTAATACAATCAAATGATAAGATTTCCATACTAAGGATAGTTAATGATAGTGAATGGTGAGCGCTACGTGACGGAAAAAGAAATTGCTACAGCTTATGGTATGTCGATGAGCTGGGTTCAAAAAATAAGGAAACAATCAGAGAAAAGATTCCCACATCATAAATTAAATGGGCGTGTGTATTTTAACGAAAATGAAGTAGCAGATTGGTTCCGAGATAACCTAAAGCCAATGTAAAAGAATGAGCCTGGGAAAAGGAAGGGGAAAACCAGGCTCATAATGTTGTCTTACAACACAGAATAACCAATCAGAATAGTACCATTTAAAGCCGTAGCCGCGGTATTATTGTAGATGGTTAATGTAGCAGTACCAGCACCCGCAACAGCTTTCAATGTAATGTTTTCAGTAGTATTAGTACCGCCCATTATTGATAATAGGATTACAGAGCCAGCAGTAATTTGCGAGTTAGTCCAGGTTATAGCATAGCTTGCGCCACCAGCAGTGGTTAAGGCGGAAGTAGTAATCACCCCAGCATTACCCGCAGCAGTAGTGACCGCATTTGCAGCCTCAGTACCGTTTGATTTTAGTAGTGTGATTGAACCACCAGCAGCCATAACGTTAGCAGAGTTTAGCTTCATCACGTTAGCAGCAGCAACGCCCGAATCGGTAATCTGTCCACTCGTTCCGTTGAATGTCGCAATGTTTCCGCTCACCACTGGCAGATTCACGTTTCCCGAATCAGCCCATTGAACCAAGGTAATCACCCCATTCGTAATGCTGACCGTGAATATTCCAAATGTCCCACTTGTTGATTGGATGTTGTAGTTATAAAGCACCATCAAAATATCAGTATTAGCAATGGGGTTACTCTCCAAGGCTACACCGTTCAAGTAGGCGGCAGTGGTAATAGTTGCCAGATTATCAGTTGAAACCATGAATTTCATGTTTGGTAATACACCTACTTGGGCGGGAACCTGAGTAGGCAGTTGTAGTATGCCCATTGTAATATCCTTATTAGTTAATGGTTTTATGCTTTACGTGGGGTCAATGAATCACCTTTGCGTGACCAGTTAGCGCGTGCGCCTTTACCCATTTTGCCGTTATGTCCTTCAACGTCGTTTCTATCTTCTTTACGTTGAATAACACGCTCGATACCTTGTTGGTGATTGTCTTTAACCATGCGGTTATCAATCATACCTTCTTTGCATTTGTAGCCCATGATAATATCCTTATCGTTATGGTTAGTAATGATTATACAGATTGTCGTCCAACACACCAAAGCCGCCAGTGTTTCGGTGGTTGTATCTCAATATACTGCCTTTAAACTCGTTGGGCAATTTCCTTTCTAACTCTAAATCAAGCTGCCTCAATTGATAGTTAAAAAAGGTCGTGTACTGCTTTCTATCGTCCAATGGGTCTTTTACTTTACGCTTTTTCTGCTTCTTCGGAATAATAACGTTGCCGTCAATGTCAATTTTACTTTCGATCATTTCTTCATCTTCTTCAACGTTTTAGCCAAAGCAACTTCTTTCCTAATGGTAGGTGACTTAGACTTTGCAGCCTTAGCCAACTTCTTCTCAGGAATCTTTTTACCTTCGGGAACACCCAGCTCTCTATGGAGCTTTCCTGGGTGTTTGATAGCACCCTTAATCCATTTTTCGGGCATAATTGCGTCCTCGTTACGCTGCTTTCTGCGCATCTTGGACTACGGCGTTTCCCGCAGCAGTTGCAGCATCAGCAGTTGCTTTGTTAACTAGGTCTAATACAGGGTCAACGGCAGCAGCAGCCGCAGGTGATTTAGCCTGAATTAGGGCTTCAATTTTAGAGATGATTAATTGTGCCTCTTTTACAATCATAGCAACCAAAGCAGGTTCTTCTTGAACTAATAGCGATTCAAGTATTGTTAAAAGATGAGCACCGATGTAAGAAAATAGCATTTGCATAGTTAACACTCCTTGTTTTATTAAATTACTTCCCTGTTTTAATCGGCTTTTTCATAACCTTGCGTATATTGGACGTCGGTTTAACGGCTGGAACGGTTGGGCCTTCAATACGCTTTGCAGTTTCCTTGCGGCGCGTTTTGTTGGTGTCCTTCGCTACAGGCTTGACCGATTTTTCTACAGACTTAAACGCTTTCTTAGTCACTTTATCCTCGTGACGGTCGTAAGGGTCTTTGTCTACTGACTTACCTTTTCGTTTTTCCATGACTCTAAGTCCTCCAGGCGTTGATGAATATGGGTTAGGGCTATTGATACTAATTGTGTGGCTTCTTCGAACTCAATACGCGCCTTTTCAAGTTTTTGACAAACATCGTCAAGTCGTTTGGCAAGCGATACACTAGGATGGGCTTGATTTGTCATTTCATGCAATCCTTTTTGACAAGCTTTTTGACAAGCTTTTTGTCTTGCTTCGCGTCCATGTGTTTAGACATTTTCTTCTCGCGTTGCTTGATATCCTTTGCTTTAATCTTCATTTTTTCTTCCTTTTTTTGCCTTCTTTAGCCTCTGAGTACGCAATAGCAATTGCCTGGTTACGTGGCTTACCCGCTTTAACCTCGGTCGCTATGTTCTCACCGAACTTTTTACTGCCTGGTTTGGCACCTTTGTTTAATGGCATGATTATCTCTTTTTAGCATAAACAGTTTCATACAAACCGCGGCGTTCAGCAGCGTTTGCGCCATCCATATGCTTGCGCACTTGGTTCTCAAGCTGCCTATCATTCAGCTTATAGGTCTTCTTGAGTTCAGATTGCGTAGCATTATGTAAGTCAGTCCACGTTACTTTGCTCATTTGTCCTTCTCCTTCTCCAGTAGTGTTTGCTCTAAAAATGTGATTAATTGCCGCACACCATCTTCACCTAATATCCCGCCTGGATAGGGCATTGTTCGCTCGAACCCTTCCTGGCATGGTATTGCAAATGTGAAGTGCTCATTGGCGAGTAAGATACTCCACATATCACCGCCAAAATCCTTGCCTAACTTAATGAGTATTTCCCGCATGGCGTTTATGTTCTCCTTGTCGTACCTTATGGTGCGCCTCGAACGCTTTTCTTAAGTGCTCATGGCTCACATCGAATTTCTTAATATCCAAGTCTGTTTGCTTGGCGAAACGCTCAGTTTGCGCCTTAATTAACGCAACTGTCGCATCTTGTTTACCTAGGTGCAAGTTCGCTTGTAGTTTTTGTTGTTCGGCTTGTAACTTCGCCATATCGATCATGTTTTTCTGCTGGTTCTGCTGTGCTTGCACTTCCATCTTCTTCATGTCGATTTGTGCTTTCATAGCCGCGGGGTTTTGTTGCTGGGCTTGTAGGGCTGCTTGTTTTTCTTTCTGGTACTCTTGCAACCACTCATCGGTTAAGTTTTTAAGCTGCTCTATGCCTTTGCCTTCCATGTTGTCTAAGATGAAGTTTAAGCCCTTCTCTGCCATGAACTGACCAAATAGCGGCGACATGCCCATGATTTCCTTGACCATCCCAATAGTACGGGTTTTCTGGACCTGGAAGCTGGCACCTGCTTTTAGGACTACGTTTAGGCTGTTGGTATCAAAATCCATCGGCATACCGTTAGGTTGATTGATTTTAACGAAGTGTCGCTTGCCCTTCTCATCGAGTATCGGCAATGTTCTAGGTGTTGTGAAATACTTAGGCATTAAGTCCACATAAATCTCAGCTACACGTTGGAAACCTTGCAAGCAACCAACAATATAAGGCATTGCAGTAGCGTTAGACTGACTTGCAGCTTCCACGATTGCAACGCCAGACAATTGATT